TCACAAGTTCTCAATAAGTTTATCCATCATATCAGCTGTTTCTTTTTCTTCTTCTTTTAGCACATCGCTATAAACATCCAAAGTTATATTAATATTCTTGTGTCCTAACCGAGTTGAAACGTACTTAATGTTTGCTCCTGCTTCAATTAAAAACGTTGCATGGGTATGTCTTAGGCCGTGTACGGTTATGTTTTGAACTTCTGCTTTTTCACATAACAGGCGAAACATATACGTAATTCTTGATTGTTTGATAGGTAAATTTCGAGAACTTAAAATAAAATAGTCCTTATCGCTTAAAATTATCCCTTCTCTGAAAAGCCGTTCTTTCTCATGATTTTTGTATTTTTTTATTAAAGTGAGTAACGAGTTGTCAAAATAAACTTTACGTATGCTGGTTTTTGTTTTAGGTTTATTTTCACCGTAATCACCACGTGTAGAATTGATATCGAAATATTTTTCGGTTAAATCAATATCACTCCAACGCAGCCCCATCAGTTCGCCTTTCCTCATTCCAGATTTTAGCAGAGTTAAAAATATAACTTGCGTTTGAATATCTTCGTTTTCTAAAACCGCCACAAATCGCTGTAATTCCTTTTTAGAGAACGAACGAACATTATTACTTAAATCAAATTTAAAGCCTGTTAGCGTGTTGCTAGGGATGATTTGATTGTGTACCGCAGCGTTAATCATCCTCATTACAATTTTATGCCACGTTTGAATAGTTGATTCTGTATATTTGTTTTCTTGTCTTAATTTGTCAATAAATTCTCGTTTATAAGTAATCTTATTTAAAGAAGATAGCTTTTGATTTCCAATCAATGGTGATATGTGAAATTTAACAGCGGATTCAATGTTTTGTTTTGTTGAAACACTCCAATTGTCTTGGGCGTAAGGTATCCAGACTTTGATCCATTCATCTATGGTGAGTTGTTTATTTTCGACGAAGGAAGTATTTTGTGTTTCTAAATCATATTGGATTTTTAGCAATGCTTTATTCGCCGCTCTTTCACTTTCAAATCCACGTTTGCTAGCTTCTTTTCGGTGTTTTAGAGAGTTGTAATAAGGATAGCGATATCCCCAAAAAGTTCCTTTTTTATTTGAGTAAGAAAAAACATATTTGTATTTTTTGGACCAATTTAGTTTCGCCATATTTTCACGTCCTTTTCTTTGTGGTAAAATAGGCGTAACAAAATAAGCCTATTTTGGTTCTATTTTTAACGCACTAACTTCTTAGCCGGAGAGGGTGCGTTATTTTTATTGTAACAATTCACGTTTTTTTATTTCAAATTCTTGTTTTGTAATAATGCCATCATCTAACAAGGCTTTAAATTTTCTTATCTCGTCTGCAGAAGATAATACAGTGTTATCTTTATTACTTGAATTAGTTTTTAGTATTTGGTCCAGTTTTGCAATTAATTCGTTGTATTTATCCATTAAACCTTTACCAATCATAGAATCAGTTTTTGTTTCAGTTGTGATTAACATATATTTTACTGTCTGATTATTAGGAAGATGTAACATAACTCCTAATTGCTTAATGGAAGTAAATTCTTTTCCACCTGTTCCAGCACCAACTAAAGCCCCAACAGGACCAGCTAAAACGCCACCAACAACTGCACGAGTTATTCCGTGATGTTTTTTTATATTGCCACCAACAAAAATATCTGTGTAACTAATCAAATCATCATAGTTGATAACTTGTTGTTTTCTTGATTCAGAAATACTTTTTGGGATAAATATTTTTTTGTCTGAATCATTAAAATAAATACCGCCTATTACAATATCATGATTATTTTTAAAATATTCTTTTATTTGCTTTTCTTCTGCTTTCTTTACCTTTTTTTCTTCTTTATTTCCAAATAAAAACATACTATATTCCTCCATTTTTGTTGTTAGTTTTATCAACAAACTTCAAGATAAGTTTTAAGTCTGTGTCCTTACACGAGATTTTTTACGCAAAAATAATTCTTTGTAGTTCATCAGCACAAGCACATTTTTATATAACTGATTAATTTTGTTGAATTATAGTTATATCTATATTGATTAATAGCTGATCTTGCTAAGCATGGATTTAATAAGAATATTTTTGTTAAGAAATCATATAACCTTACGTGTAGTGCTGCAGCACTCATTTCAAATTCTTCGCAAATTTGACGGAAAGACATTTGCTTTTTTAAACATTCTTTCAATGCTTCATTGTTTATTAAAGCAAGGGATGCAAATATATTAGCTCTTATTTCTTTTGGTTCATCTTCGCTAGTGTATCCTTTTCCAGTAATTAAATCTGAAAAACTTTGAGACTTGCATTCCTTATTCATATCAAAAAAATAATGTGCAGATTCATGAAGTATTGAGAAATTTTGCCTTCCTTTAACCATTGTTGGATTATAGGAAATTCCGCATTTATCGTGAAATTTTATTATGTTTCCTGAAAATATTTTTCTTGAAACATCACCGAAACTATAGGGAATTATGTCAACATTTTCTACGTCAATCATATAATCTTTGTAGTGTTTCCATCTTAACTCTTTTAGTTCAATTCCATAGTAATTAGCAACTTTTTCAATAATAATATATGTCTGGTCATGATATTCAAAATAAGTATCGTAGTCTAAATACATAGGGGTCATCCAATCATTTATTTTTAAGTCTTGATTTCATGAATTCTAAGTACTCTTTTAATTCTTCTCTGAGCTGATCTTTTTCGGATTCGGTTAAATCTTCTGTATTTACACGGAAGAAAGTTGTAATTTCATCTTCTTCTAAGTTATTAGAATTTGGATTATCAGTTCGTCCAAGTAAATAATCTACAGATATATTGAAGTAGTCCGCAACTTTTTTTAATTTATCAGAACCAGGAGTATTCTTACGCCATCTATTAATTACCCCGTTTCCAAATCCCAATGTTTCTTCTAATTGTCTTATTGACATTTTCTTTTCGCTAGCAAGTAATTTTATTTTTTCGTATAAATCCACTTATATCAACCTTTCTAGAAATACAAAGAAAATATGTATACAAAAAATCTACAAAATGGTTGACAATGTAGAAAAAATGTATATAATAATTCTTGTAAGTTAATTGGATAGAAAAAAAGCAAACTAAAAACATACCTTACAGCATTAAGTTTGGCGACCGAGTGCATAATAAAGGTTTTGTTATAGGCTTATTTAACTATGTTCTGATTGTAGAATATTTGTATACATAAGTCAATAGTTTTATAAATTCTATCTAATTAATTTACAAAAAATACTAAAGAAAGGAGAAACTAATATGCCAGACACAACAGCGGGCAGAGCGAAAATTCGTGAGTACTTTGATGATAAGAAAATATCATTAACATCTGTAGCCACGTATTTCAATATTCATAAGCAAGATCTAAACGACTATCTTTCTGGTAAAAATCAAAGTAAAAAGGCTCACGAAACACTAACGGCTATTATTGAATACTACAAAATTAGATAGGAGTGTTTAGAATGGAAAATTTTCTAGATACATCTTCAAAAAACTTTCTATACAACATTATTGAAAAAATCCTGAGAAAAATGTTTGAGCAAGTCATAAATGAAGCTAGTCAAGGATTAAATGAACGTGCTGAGTATTTAGACATCAAACAATTATCGTCTATGTATTCAATGTCTGTTCCTGAAGTTGAACAAAATTTTGTAAAAGACAAACGTATGCAAATGATCGAAAAAAGAAAGCCTGGTACTAGCAAGGGAAAAAGATACTGGCCTGCTAAAGAAGCTATAAAAATTTGTAATGACATCATGAATCATTGGGATTAAAGGAAAGGACGATACAGAAACAATGGACTACTTAGTAATTATGAAAAACCAACAAGCAGTAACAACTAGTTTGCAAGTCGCAGAAACGTTTAATAAAAATCATCGTGATGTTTTAGCAGCGATTGATGATTTAAAAGAGGGGGTTGCGGAAAATTACGCAGGGCTATTTTACGAAGATAGCTATATTCATCCACAAAACAAACAAAAATATAGACAAATCATTATGAACCGTGACGGATTCACGCTACTAGCAATGGGATTCACTGGTCAAAAAGCTCTTAAGTTTAAACTGAAATACATTGAAGCTTTTAACCAAATGGAGGAACTGCTTAAAACTCAATCAAACTTACCGATTAATAACACAGAATTGTTATTAGAAGCTGCGTTAAAACATGAACGTGGATTGACTCTTGTAAATCAACGTTTAGATAAGCTAGAAACAGAAACTACAATTAATAGAAGCCAACAACGAAAGATACAAGGGCTAGTTTCATCAACTGTTATCAAAGTATTAGGTGGCAAAAAAACATTGGCTTATCAGGATTCAAGTATTAAGCAATCAGCCTTTAGTAATTGTTATAAACAATTGAAAGCATTATTCGATGTAGCATCTTATGTAGACATTCCAAAAGTTCGATATGAAGAGGCTGTAGCTCTAATTCCTAGATGGAAGCCTAACTTAGAATTACAAGCAAGAATTGATATGGCTAATGATAATGGAGATATGTTTAAAGAAATAGGATAGTAATGATAAAAGGATAAGCCTTAACTTATCCCCAGTTAAAAGTAGTGTCAACAATAATAGCTTTTTGATCCATATCACTTTTGATGGATTCAATAATTTCTAAAACAGAAGATTTATAGTAATAAGTCTTGCTTGATGCGATTACTTCATTTTCTTCGGTTTTAATTACAAAATAGTATTTTTTATTAGAAGCTTTCTTTATTACAAAAAACATTTTGACACCCCGCTTTCAACTGAATTATATCAAAAAAATTATAGGAGGGTAAATATGAAAGCAATACGTGAAGCACGATTGATAGGCGCATTATTATTGATGATTGCGCTAGGTGTGTTATTGAAAAGCCACTTTTCAGTTCCAGTGTTGGCAACAATAAGTGTACCTCTTTTTATCCGTTGGTTTTTCAACTGGGATGAAGCGGAGTATCAGCATTTTCAAAAAAGACAAAATAAAAAGCCCCAATCGTCTGCCAACGATTAGGACACATACAAAATGAACTAAGGAGAGTATATCAAAATGAACGATAAAATTCAAAAATTAATTAAAAAACTAGCAAAAGAATGCCAGAAAGAAGATGTAGGTTTATCTTTGGCAGCTATCGATTTAAAAGGAGAGATGGCAATATCTCAAGTTGGAAAAGGCACGATAGTAGCCATTGCTGCACATAGCCAATATACACTAACAAAAGAAAAACTGGAACAATCAGATTGTGATTGTCCAAAACATCGTTTATTAAAGGAGATGTACGGTATTGCAACAGAAACTACGACTAAAAATACACATACTTTTGTCACAGATAATCCAAACGATTTGATGGATATATTATCGAAGGTTTTTCGAGGTGAGTTGAAATGACTAGAAAAGAAAAGTTAAACCAAGCAAAAAGATTAGCTGATTTATGGTACAAGCAACAAAAAAGTCAATTATACATTGCGCAACAAAAAGAGCGCAGGGGGATTGCATGATGAAAAAAGCGACTACGCCGCCAAGCAAATAGTCGCATACAAAATTATACTAGAAAAATTGTAACACAGAAAAGAGGTTTTGTGAATGAATCGTAGAGAAGCAAATACACTAGATAGATATTTAACAGAGCCGACTGAAAAACTATATAAGGAAACCTATGAAGATGATCCAGTGGACACTACTGATTGTTTTGGAAATGAAATTGCTGATGAAGACGGTGTGTTTGAGCTAACTTTTGCAATGAAATGTCTTTATACAGGACAACCAGTACTCACTTGTAAAAAAATTGCTACACAAGATACAATCGTTGATTTGATAGAAGAATTAGGCGAAGAAAACGTGTATTTAATTGAATATGTGAGTTCAGGAAAAAGATATAAGGAGGGCTTATTGAATGGCTGAAGCAACCAAAACAGATTTTTCTGAGTTGAATGTTTATCAAAAATTAGCGTATGTGAGACAAAAAGCACCATATATTCAAAAAAGTAAACGTGGCCAGCAATACAGCTATGTGGGGTCAAGCGATGTACTATCCGCATTAAATACAGTCATAAATCAAGTTGGATTAATTTTGAAGCCAGAAATTGTTGCTCATCAAGTTCGGGAATCACAAGATGAGGTATGGAAAGCGGATAAAGTAAAGAAAGAGCCTGTAGCCAAAAAACGTACAACGTATTTTACAGAGCTAGAGTTAATGATGACATGGATTAATATTCATAATCCTTCTGAGATTGTTGCTTGTTCATGGTATAGCCAAGGAGTAGATATTGAAGGAGAAAAGGGTGTAGGAAAAGCACTAACGTATGCGGAAAAATATTTTTTATTGAAATTTTTTAATATCGCAACAGATGATGATGATCCTGATAAATACCAAAAAGAACAGCTGAAAAATACTGCAATTACTGAACGGCAAATTGATATGTTGAACGCATCAATTAGTAGAGTAGCCGAGCTGGCAGGGCAAGAATTTGAAGCTGTGAAATCGTTAGCTATAAATGATTCTGATTTGAATCCTAAAAAAGCATTTGAAGAATATAGTGCTTATGATTATGGTGTTATTTCTAAATTGCTTGCGAAGTGGATAAATTTTTATGAATCTAGGCAGAAGGTTCAATAAGAAGTGATTGAATGATTGGAAAAATCATAAAACACAAAGGAAATAAATTGGCGATTGAGTTTGAGGATGAGATCAACTCGAATTTCCTCAAACTCCTAGCTAACAACGATGACAATTTAGTAAAAGTTGAACTATTAGATAATCGACAAATGTCTCAAAAACAGAATGCACTTTCTCACGTTTTAATAGCTGATATAGCTCGTTGGAGTTATGACGAACCCAAATGGATAGAGGAAGTTCTAAAGTATTATTACGAAGCTAAAAACGGTGTGTATTTTGAACACAGTAAGGCTACACGACATGAGGCAACAGAATGGATTAGTTTTTTAATCGAATTTATTTTGAAAAACGATGTACCACTAGAAAAGAGATACCAATACTTGCTAGAAAATAACAAATGGTTTTATTACTGCCTAAAATATCGTAAGTGTTGTATTTGTGGAAAACATGCCGATGTTTGTCATATTGAGGTAGTCGGTATGGGGCGAAATCGTCAAAAGATTAATCACGAAACATTTACTTTTTACGCTGGTTGCCGTCAACATCATCAAGAAGAACATCAGATAGGAACTAAGAACTTTTTAAACAAATATCAAATTAAACCAGTAAAACTAAACGTTGAAGAACGTAAGAAGTTGAACATTGGAGGTTAACAGTTTGGTAAAGGAATTACTTGTAGAATACAGGCAATTAACATCGAGTCAAAAACTATTTTTTGAACTATTAGCATTTGTCTATATCGGTTCAAGAAATGGTAAAGGAATAGCTATTGAAACACAAACAATAAAAAAAGTCGTTAACGGAGAAATTAAGCATAAATATGTTTATACGGTCGTTGTTGATGAGGAGGATAACTAGTGAATGAACATAGAGGATATTACGCCAATATCCCAGCGATTGTTCGCTATGATAACCACTTAAATGGGAATGCAAAATTATTGTATGGAGAGCTAACGGCATTAGCAAATGAAAAAGGCTATTGTTGGGCAACGAATCAATATTTTGCAAATCTGTATAACGTTAGCAAGCGAACAATTATTTCATGGCTGAAACAGTTAGAAGAAAGAAACTATATAAAAATACAAATTTTTTATAAGCCAAACAGCAAAATGGTAGATCGGAGACATATCTATATCTTACCGTATCCAACTGATACAGAATTTTACACCCCTAGTGAAGAAAATTTCATCACCTATGGAAAAAATCATCAGGAGGGGAATGAAGAAAATTTCACTACCCCTAGTGAAGAAAACTTCACAGAGAATAATACATTAAATAATAATACAAAGAATAATACAAAGAATATATATAGTGTTGAACAAAGTTCAACCATGTCTGAATTATTTGAAAAAGTTTGGAAAACATATCCGAAGAAAACCAATAAGAAAAAAGCCAAAGAGCAATTCTTAAAGAAAATTAAGTCAGATGAAGACTTCGAACGGTTTAAAACAGGATACAAAGCTTATCTTAAGTATATCAAATTAAACGACTGGTATCATCCACAAGAATTGTTCCGCTGGATACGTGATGAACGTTTTAACGATGAATACGACTTGTCTGAAACGACAACGCAAGCAAGATATACGAATCCTCCAGTTAGACAAGAGCAATTACCAGATTGGGTAAATGAACCAAAACAAGAAGAGGAAAAACTATCACCAGAAAAGCAAGCTGAACTTGATAGGCAAATAAAAGAATTTTTGGAGGGCAAGTCATGATTGAAATGAGAGTACTTGATTATCGAATTACTAGTGATGATAAGCAAGTAATCGTAAATAAAGCGAGACGAAACGAACACGGAGAGTTAACCATTTTGACTGATAAAGACGGTACACAAAAAGAATCACTCGCTTTGATTGGTTATTATGGCAATTTAAGTAAGGCTCTCGTCGCAATAGAACGCGATTATGTGCTTTCTAGTGGTAAAACAATACAAACAGTCAAAGAATACAAAAAAGAGCTAGAATCGATTCACAGCAAGCTAAAACGTGAATTAGATTTCGGGGAGGAATTTTAGATGAATGAATTAGTTAAATTAGTGGAAGAATGGGCGAAAGAAAAGCGTTTAGATAAAGCGGAACCTGAAAAGCAAATGCTAAAAGTGATTGAGGAAGTCGGAGAAGTTGGCGCTGCATTGGCAAGAAACAACGAAAACGACTTAAGAGATGGTATCGGGGATATGGTTGTGACGTTAATTATTCTCGCTATGCAAAATAACATGGATTTATACGAATGCTTAAATCAAGCATATAGCGAAATTAAAAACCGCCAAGGAAAAATGGTAAACGGAGTATTCGTCAAAGAAGCCGATTTGTAAGGTTCGAGGTGGAAGAGATGCGAATTATTCTACCGATTGAGCCCAAGCCACAAAGTCGCCCGAGATTTGCAAGGCGTGGAAATTATGTTCAAACTTACGAAGATCGAGCGATGAAAGAATACAAAAATCAAGTAAAGAATTATTTTCGTAAATCAAGAGCAAAGTTGATTGAAAAAGGGCCAATTTCCGCACATGTGACGTTTTACATCCATCCGCCTAAATCTGCCTTAAGTAATAAACAGAAACGCTTAGAAGTGGAATTAGAGCGAAAATATTGCGATAAGAAACCTGACTTGGACAACTATTTCAAAGCAGTCACTGATGCTGCCGAAGGTATTTTATATAAAAACGATGGTCAAATTGCTGTGATGGTTTGCCAAAAGTTGTACAGTATGCGACCACGAACAGAACTAGAAATTACAAGTTTGGAGGAACAAGTGTAGTGGGTAAAACGGGTAAACAGATCAAAGAGAATTATTCGGTTAGAAAGCGAGTAAAGAAGATGATTAAATTTAAAGAATTTAATATTCAATTATTCGACGTTCACATTTATATAAAAAGGCTAAGTAGTTTTAAAACCAACAAAAATAGTATAAAAAAACTAACTAGTTTCCGCTAGCTAGTTATAGATACATTTTCATCTCAGATAGAGACAATTAATAATACATTACTATGAAATTTAAGGCAACAAAAGAAGCCAGCTGACCACTAGCTGACTTATGTGGTAGAAACAACTGTTTTCCGCCAGTTGTTCTTTAGGTGTGAGTTAGCACTTTCCCCAAATAAAGTGCTATTAAATAGCCGATTAAAAATCGACAATAAATCTCTTGTAGAGACGTGTACTACTATTAACTGTTTACCAGAAGTTAATGTAGAAAAGGAGGAAATTTATTTCATAAATAAAATCCCCAAGAAAGTTAAAGTGATTATACCATTGAAAAATAGATTTGAAAATACTTTCTATGCCAAAAATATTTATTAGATGGAAAATATCAAATGAATAAAGATGATGTGAAAGATGACGAATGGAAGATTGTAAAATACTGTAGAATTATTATTGTTTTCTTTATAGTCAACCAATAATTTGTTGACTACAAACATGTATGAGTGATGAATATTTTGATAAATAAATAGCCAGTCGGTTTCCGCCGACTGGCTGAGAAGTGAATAGCTATTGGAATAGTATTCTTAGTATAATTTATATCATATAGAGTCGCTGATGAGCAAAGGATAAGCATTACTTATATATATTTGGATAAATAAAAAAAGCTACTTAGTTTCCGCTAAGCAACTCTTAAATGATGATATGTTTATTATAAATTATTATACCACAAAAGGAGCGATTTCACTTGATTAAATTGCTAAGAGAAGTAGATTTTCGACAAACAAAAGCGAATGCCAGAAATGTGTTGAAGAGTTTTAGACGTTTAGAGCGAATAGCTGGTTGCTCTTTGATAGATTTAAAATCACCAATTATTACAGAAATGCCTAAAAGCCAAAGCCACGGAAACAAAACAGAAGATGCACTGGTACAATTAGCTGATGCAGAAGCAGAAAGAGATGCAATTCTATCTGCACTTATGGCATTAAGCCTAACTAGTAGACAAATTCTGCACTACAGTTTCTGTGTGCAGGACCATTACTCTAATTACAAGATTGCTAGAGAAGTTGGATATTCTGAAAGAAGTATTCAACGTATGAAATCAGAAGCTTTAATTGAATTTGCTGAAGCGTATCGAAATGGAAAAATAATCGCCTATAGATAAAATTTTTGGCGGTTTTTTGGCGGAAAGTTGGCGGTTTTTATCAATATTTAGATGTTACTATGGTAGTGTCGAAAGATAAGGAAACGAGGTAAGGCATGCATTACCTATCTTAGCTCCGTTTCGCTTATCTTTGGAGGCTACCTACAAAAAAATAAAGAATAAGGATGTGGAAAGTCCAGTTCTTTCTGTCTCGTTTAGTCTAGGTAGCAAATATTGCAATAAACTTGGCATTAAGCTTACACGTAGACGTACGCTGAAAGCACTTGTCAAGATAGCGCTATGTAAGTTGCAATGATCACTCACAAATCATACGTTCTCAAAAATAAAGAAATGAGGTGTAATTCCTCTCTTTTTTCTACAGGTTTGTGAGTGTTAATGGGATATAGCTTAACTGGTAGAGCAGCGGTCTCCAAAATCGTTGGTATAGGTTCGAGTCCTATTGTTCCAGTAAGTAGCATAGCTACTTAAATAAAATTAGGATCGTCAATAGATGTTTCTGCTACATTCACGATGAGGCACTAGCAAGCTGGTGTCTCTTTTTAATTTGTAAGTACTAATTACACTTTACCGAACGTTTGTTCTCGTTTATAATATAAATTGTAATCCTTATGATTATATCTACTAGAAAGAAGTCAAGAAAAATGCTTGTTTTTCTGGCTTCTTTTTGATTTAATTATTGTAGTAGATATAATTAAATAAGGAGTGTTTTAGAATGGCTAAAGTTTTTTTTTCTAAAATGAATATCAATGATGATATTTTTGAGGTTTACAATGGAAAAAAAGAAATTGATTCTTTATTGACAAAAATTTATAACGGAATCACTAATAAAAGTGAAGTGTATGATGAATTTGGCGGTAGATATAAGTTTTTTGATATAGATAAGTTTGAGGATAATTCAATTATTCATGGGCGATTAGGTTATATAAAAAAAGGAGTCCATTCTACCTATGATCCAGAAAAAGATACAGCAATTGATGTTGAAGATAAAAATAAAATTGAATATATTACTTTTTATTTTGATGTTCATAAAGAAATGGTGTCTTATACTGTAACGCCATCATTAACAAGGAAAAAAGTTCTAGAAATGTTCGCTAACCTAATTAGAAAGTCGACAAATATAGGCGTTGTATTTGTCTTGGAAACTGATATAAAATCATTAGAAACCAAGTTGGCAAAAATGGAAATTTTGAGAAGAATAAACTTAACCATTGTTCCGCCAAATGGTGATAAGGATGCTTTTGCCAAGCTTTTTAGTCTAAATGCTGATAAAATAGCTAAAAGTGATGCGACTAAAATAAAACAAGAATATAGTAATCAAAAGGACAAAGGGTTAAATAAAGACAGTGAATTAGTAAAAGATGCAATTGATGGAATTGGGCTTGGTTATGCTGAAGGTGTGTTTGTCGGTAAAGATTCTCACAATGAACCGATAGAAATCAATACTGTTGAAACCACGCCATATACTAAAATATTGCGGGCGGATCAGAGTAAAAACAAACAAGCTATAGCAGAAAAAGGTAGAGCTGGCATAATAGTCAGCGTATAAAGCCCAAATAAGGGAGAAAAACAAAAATGAAGAAAACGGTAAAGGAAGAAAATAATAAAAATGTATCTTTTTATATTAGTCATGATAGATATACGGACTATTTAATAAATACAAAAGTTTATAGAGATCTATATCGCTCTAAAGAAACTCTCATTAGTGTTTTATTCACAGTAGTAATAATTCTTTTTGTAATTAATATCATTTTTGGTAATGATCAAGAAGAGACCACAGAAAGATTACTAAATTTTGTCGGTATACTTATTGGATCAGTGGTAGGGCTATTAGGCTTTGTTATAGGGGGTCTTGCATTAATAGTTGGTTCTATTGGAAAAAAACTTATAAAAACTGTAGATGATGCCAATGCATTTGATTCATTGATGAACATAATTTTTAGATTTTATTTCGTTGGATCTATTCTTGGTCTGACAGTTATTATTCAAGTAGTCACATATTTAATTTTGTTAACTTCGTATAATTTTAACTTTTTGCTTACTATAATTGTTGTTTTCTTAAACGGTTATTTTTTTACATTTTCTTTACTAGCTTCAATAATGTTAATGGGTAGTTGCATAAGGTTGATGATATTGCAATACAAAAATGATTAATACTTCAATCAAAGTCATCGTTTATAAGATGGCTTTTTTTATACATAAAAAAGCCACTAGACTATGGGTTCTAGTGGCTAGGTAGCATTCGTGAAAATATTTTTTGATTGCTAGGATTGTTAATGGTTGCTATTCACAAAAAGGAGTTGCTACCTAAAAAAATTATATCAAATAAGAATAGAGAATAAAAGAGCGTTTATTCACATCAAAACTTATTTTTTGTGCAAAAAAGCCACTAGAAATGGGATCTAGTGGCTAGGTAGCGTTAGTGAAAATCTCGTGTCACTTGTAGTTTATGAACTTTAGCTATTATGAAAGAGTGCTACCTAAAACAAGTGTAACACAGCTGTCAAGTTTTGTCGGATATTTGGATTGTTTTCGCATGAAAAACCACCAGATAAAATATCTAGTGGCCAGACAGCAGATTATGTTTTGAAATAACTGGAAGTGTTACATGAAGCAAAAAGGAGTTGCTGTCTTGCAGTGAGTATAACAGGAATTGAAGCGTTTGTCTTACAATAAACAAATATACATAAAAACAATTAGGAGAGAGAACATGAAAAGCTATTGGTATGTATCGTTAACACATGAATATCCACAGCCGAACCGCTCAACTGATTCAGTACGTGTCTAAAGGCCGCACAATAAAAGTGTAGCCTTTTATTTTATTCCTCGTGTTGAAAGAAATTAGTAATTAGTAGATAATTAATTCAAAAGACAGATGGAGGTATAATAGTTTGGAAAATAATTCAAAGAGTGCTGATGACAAAGTAATCAAAAACTATGAAGAGACGTTGAGTATTATTTTTAAAAAAATACCGGACTCAAATGAGCCCCTGATCTATATGGTCGCAAGTGAAATAGGTTTCGAGATTCTAGATTTAAAACTGTCAATAAATGCTTTATTAGAAAGTGCTTGTTATGCTGGTATTTTAGCTTTATCCAGAACAATGGTGGAAAATTATATTTATTTAATGTATATACTCGAACAAGATTCTTTTAAAAGAAGCAAAGCGTATCAATTGAACATGTATAGAGATATAAAAAAACAATATGAGGCGCAAAAAAAGAATAAAAAATTACAACAAATGTCTGAACAAGATCAAAGCTTTAATGAACAAATTGTTTTATATGAATAAAATGAGCCTAAAATTATAGAATATTTAGAAGAACTTGATTCACTCTATGGGCATAGATTAGTACCATGGTACAATGATGACGGAGAAACAAAAGGAATATATAAGCTATTTGAGCGTTTAGATAAGTCGGATTGGTATGATGGTATATATAGATACTTATGTATGGAATCCCATGGTAATAACGGATTAAAACATTTTGAAATGTTAGAAGATGGTACTGCAAAATTAAAACCAACTACGTTGGATGAAAAACAAATCAGTAGCATAACTTGTAGTATCCTAGATAAAACAAAAAAAGAATTAGAAAAATTAATTATTTAGAAAACAAAACTCAACCATTTATATGAAAGCGAGGTGGTGTTAATGGATGGCTAGAAAAAGAGATCCACGTCGTGACCAGGCTAAAGAAACTTGGTTAAAGTCAAACGGTAAAAAGGTTCTTAAAGAATTAGCTAATGAATTAAATGTTTCAGATTCCCAAATAAGAAAATGGAAATCGATAGATAAATGGGCTGATGAATTAAAAGGTAATGTTACCAATTCAAAAAGTAACGTTACTAATAAAGGTGGAGCGCCGCCTGGAAACAAAAATGCCGTAGGTAACAAAGGGAATAAAAGTGCCTCGCCACCAAAAAGAAATAAGAATGCGGTAAAAACAGGTGAATATGAGACAATATTTGCTGACTTACTATCTGACGAAGAAAAGGACATCTATTCTAAACTGAATGATGATCCTTTTTTTATTTTGGATGAAGAAATAAGAATCCTGAAAATTCGCCAATATAGAATGCTTAAACGCATAAAAGATGCAGAGGCTGGCTTAAATGATGAAGAAGTTGAACGTTTGCAGCAGCTTCGGAAAGTTAAAGAGCCATCGGTAATTGATGGGAAAATGGTTACTGTTAAGAGAGAAGTTTTAAAAGATGTACAAGTCACTCGTAAAACGTTTAGAAAACTAGATGACATTTTGGCTATTGAGGAAGCATTGACAAGAATTAGCAATCAGTTAACAAAGGCTATTAAGCAACAGAATGCTTTGCTAGCAAATGATGCCAAATTACAACTATTGAAGGTTCAAACTGAAAAAGTTAAAGCTAGTTTAGATGCTACAAATGGAGACATGGATATGCCAGTTTTCATCGATGATATATCAGGTGATGAATATGAGTAAAAAATTATCTGAATTTCTTCCTAAAGCATTTCATACTACTTGGAGGATAGCATTAAACTCAAATATATTACATGTTGTTGAAAAAGGTGGTCGTGGATCAGGTAAATCATCTGGCATAGCACACATAATCGTTCAATTGATTATGAGATATCCTGTAAATGCTGTGGCCATTAGATATGTCGATAATACGATTGAGCTATCTATTTTTGAACAGATTAAGTGGGCAATTGAAGAACAAGGTGTGTCTAAGTATTTTAAAGTAAATAAAAGTCCTATGAAAATCACCTATAAGCCTAGAGGTAATTATATTGTTTTTCGTGGCGCACAGAATCCAGAAAGAATTAAGTCATTAAAGGATTCAAGATTTCCATTTGCTATAGCTTGGATTGAGGAATTAGCCGAGTTTAAAACAGAAGATGATGTAAAAACCATAACTAACTCATTACTACGTGGTGAATTAGCAGATGGTCTTTTTTATAAATTCTTTTATTCATACAATCCTCCTAAGCGACGACAATCATGGGTTAATAAGAAATATGAATCTAGCTTCCAACCCGAGAATACTTTCGTTCATCATTCAACATATAAGGATAATCCATTCATAGCTCAAGCATTTATTGAAGAAGTTAATGCTACGAGGGCTAAAAATCCGAAACGTGCTGAGTGGGAGTATGACGGCAAAGCTATTGGTTCAGGAGTTGTTCCTTTTGATAATCTACGAGTAATAAAAGGATGTATTACTGATGAAATGGCTGCTAACTTTGACAATATCAGAAATGGTCTTGACTTCGGTTATGCTACTGATCCATTAGCATTTGTTAGATGGCATTATGACAAAAAGAAAAATGGCATCTATGCTATTGATGAAATTTATGGTGTGAAAATTAGTAATAGGGAATTTGCTAATAAAGCTAAGTCTAAAGGATATATATCAGATAGAATTGCAGCTGATTCAGCAGAGCCTAAATCAATAGCAGAGCTAAACAGTGAACATGGTATGCCACGAGTTTTCGGAGTAAAAAAAGGTCCTGATTCTGTTGAGTATGGAGAAGAATGGTTAGGCGATTTGGATTTTATTTGTATTGATCCATTAAGAACTCCTAACATTGCTAAAGAATTTGAGAATATTGATTATCAAACTGATAAAGACGGTAATCCTAAACCTAGGTTAGAAGATAAAGACAACCATACAATTGATGCGACAAGATATGCTTTCAGTGAAGATATGGATAAAAATAATGTGAGGTTTATCCAATATTAGGAGGTGGGAAAATGTTTCAAAACAATTTAAGTTTGAAGCGGTATAAAAGAGTGCGAACAAAATATTCTACACAAATTAATGAAGAAGTTTTCGATCCTAATGATTTTATTACTGAAATGAAGCCATTTTTTGATGATAGAGAGCGTAAGTACAAAGCCTATACAAGCGAACAAAATGAGATCGATAGAAGACCTAAACCAAACACAGAGATTATAAAAGTGAATAATAAACTTCATGCTGGTTTATACAATACTATTATCGACCAAGCAGCTGACCATTTCACAGGCATTCCAATTAAGTGGGATTATGATATTACCGAACAACGCAAATCTATATTGCAAAAAATGGGTTCAAAGGTAAAAGACTTGTTTTCAGGGAATGTCAGAAATGAGACAAAAACTCCTGAAGAATTCGACAGATTAACAGAGTTAGTAAACGATATGCGGTTTGCCATGCTTGATTCTGATACAGCTCGGTTTCAAGGAGCTTGTGGTGTTGCTTTTCGTTTGTTAGAACCTGTTGAAACCGTGGAAGGTTGGCAATTATGGGCGAGCAATATCGAACCATGGAAAGCTGAAAAATACGAAAATGCAGATATCTTTATTCGTGAAAAATACGACACACATCAAAAAAAATTTTTCGAAGAAATGAAAGTCATTACTAAAAAAAGAATATGTATATATAGCAGATATGTTGAATCTAATTTAGTCAGTGCATCTGGAACATTTAAATTGATTGAGGAAGTAGAAAATCCGCTAGAAACGTTTTACCTATCAGAATTTAAAAATAACACGAATCGTTATTGCGATTTTGAAGTGGCGGAAGAACTTTCTGATGCATTTGATAGAAGCTTATCAGACCAACAAAACGAAGTTGAACAGTTTAAACTTGCTTATATGGCCATTAGTGGCTCACGATTAGATGAAAAAGAAGCACAAAGAATGATGGAACAATTAGGTATTATTAATTTGCCTGATCCACAAGCTAAGGTTGGGTATGTAACGAAAGACATTAATAAAGATTTCAACGAGTATCATCTTGATAAGCTGAAAAAGCTTTATTACACGGTAACTAAGTCAATTGATTTCAATGATGAAGTATTTAAGTCTAATAGCTCTGGCGAAGCTCGCAAATGGCAAATTATTGCACTAGAAGCTAAAACAAATACTAAAGAACAGTATTTTAAAGAAGGATTGAAAGAGGCAGCTGAGACGATGTCTGCCTTTATTAAATTTAGGGATAAATTAGATGTTGATGTGTCAAAAATTGTATTCACATTCAGTCGTAGCTTGCCAACAGACATCGGTTATCTTGCTGATGCATTGCCTAAACTTTCACCGTTTGTATCCAAACGAACAATTATTAATCAGATTCCATTTGTTAAAGACCCAGATTATGAAATGGACTTGATGAATTTAGAACAAGGTCAAGATTATCCTAGCGGTGAATATGATGAACTAGGTGGTGCAGGTAATGACGAAGAAGAAAACAACGGCTAGTGAACGTTATTGGGAAAAACGTCGTGGATTAGAAGATAAAGCACGTTTGAAACTGGAAAAGAAAACTCTTAATGAGCTAGAATCTGTTTTCGAACGTGCTTTAGTTAAAATTCAAAGACAGCTGTTGTCACAAGCTGATTTACACGATATCACTCAAAGTGAAATGCTAGAAGACTTTAGCAAACGAGACCAAGAGAAGTACCGTAAGTATATTGAGAAGAACTATGAAAAGTTGATGGAGTCTGACGAAGCTTATAAGCAGTTTATTGATGAATATTTTCCATCCTTTGACTATGCGAAAGTTAATCGCTTGTTACAGTTACGAGCAGACATCTTTTCTACTCTTGCAGGTGAAGCAATATCCAGTGATGTTAACGGTAAATTTAATAACGACTTAGAGAACATTACAAAACGAATCTACAATTCTAATTCTAATACGTTGATGCAGTTATTAGGCGGTTCAGCACCTGGTTTATCAAAAAAAGAGCTGGAAAACATTCTGAATTATCCATGGAGCGGCAAAACTTTTTCATCTCGCTTGTGGGGCAATATTTCAAGTTTAGAGCAACGTCTAAGTAATTCTATTATTAATTCTTTAGCAAGTGGCGAAGGTGTTTTAGAAGCTCTTAGAACGATGAAAAACGATGGTGTTGTTAGCGGCATGTTTAAATTGGAACAAGGAAAGTTTAATCGATCGATTGAAAATCTTGTCAGAACAGAATATTCACATTTTGCGGTAGAAGGTGTAAGAAAATCGCTAAAGGATGTAGGTATTAAGCAAACACAAAGCTGGTCGGCAGAAGATGAACGTGTTTGTTCTATTTGTGGTAGACGTCATGGAAAAGAGATTAAAGATGATTGGCACCCACCGTATCATGGACGTTGCCGTTGTACTGAAATACCAATGGTTCCTGAAATTAGTGATGACATAGATAAATTGTATGAAGAGATGTTTGGTGATTTATTAGATGAATTTGCAAGTAAGCAGTGGGGCATTAAATTAAATCATCCGAAATCAACTACAATAGCCAATAGATTTAGTCTTTCTAAACTAACAGAAGAAAATATTGGCGACACAGAAAGAATTAATGATATAATTAATAGAACGAAAGATGTCATTAGTAATTATAAAAATGAAACAGGTATTGACGTGATAAAGTTGTTTGAAGATAAAAAATTTGCAGATAAAAATAATCCCTATACCGATGAAAAATCAAAATTTATCAGATATTTATTGAAAAATAACGGATTTGACGGTTTGCCTCAAAAGGTAACCGATGTAGACGATTTAATACCAGTCTATAGAGGTATTGTAGATTTTAAGTATGGTGATGACACATCGCAAGATCAAATTGATAGATTTTTAAGAAGCCATTTCGATATTTCAGGAGCTAGGTCTTCTGCAAATGGACGAGGGAGTTATTTTACTAGTGCCAAATTTAAAGCACAAGAATATGCAAATAATGGCAATAACGGCCAATTGATAACGGCATACTTGCTTGAAAAAATAAATTTACTTGATGATTCTATCTTTTTGAAAGAAAGAGAAGCTTTTAGAAAAATAGCAGATAATTTTGGAGAAGATGCAAAATATTATGCTTTTTTATTATCGAAAAACTTTTTAATGGATACTCAGAAAGATATATATGCGCTTATAAGTGGGTATGATGGTATTCAAAAAGGTGCTATATATAACATTTTAAATAGGACAATGTTAGGGGTGAAGAAATGAAGATACTAATGCAACATTTGGAATTTTCTTTTGGTAGTCTAAACGGTGACTATTCTGAACAAACTTTAGAAAATTTTGAATATATGTTCAATCGACTAGAAGAAGACAATTTAGGGTATGTTCATTTCGATAATGTTTCTGAATTTTATTTCAATGGAATAACTAACGAGGATAAGAGAGTTCTTAAGGAAACAATAATTGCTAACTCTAAAAAATAAGATACTAAGCACTTAAAGGATAACTTTGAGTGCTATTTTTATGCTTAAATTTGGAGGTGAGGTTATGAAAGGATTATTTGAAGCAGTGTTGAATCTAGAAGTTACCAATGGTACAGAAAAAGCCTATAAAAAAGTTTTTGAACAAGAAAACGAAAGATATTTGACCAAGCACACTTTAAGAGACGGCAACGGTAATATCGTTAAAGATGGGCTTGAATCAGTTTGGAGTGGTAATTATTGCCATGTCGATATTTTGTATTCTATACCAGGTAGAAAAAGTAAATTAACTATTTCGATTGTGTCTAGGACTCTGCAAAATGTAAAAGATGCTGTCACTGATTATCAAATGTTAGGTGCTGAACTGGTCCATAAGAATTGGAAGTGATTAGATGGATCCCTATGATTACTTAGATGCAGATTATGAAGAGCATTTACTAAGAGAAGAAAAGCAATTAAAGTCTGACGAAAGTTAGGCTTTTTATTTTGTCCGAAATGACGTTAAACTAGCGCAATGCTGGGCTTAATTGAATGGTGGGGCGCAATAAATAAATCTAAAGCAATGCGGGGCGATTAGTCGAATCGTGGGGCGAAAGGAGAAAAAAATGAAACCAAACCTATTACCAATGGATTTACAAATGTTTGCTGAAGGAGAAGGTGCTACAGACTTCACTTTCGATGATTTTAAGGCATTTGTAGAATCAAATGAAGAAGCACAAAAATTTGTACAATCACAGTCACAATCAGCTGCAGATAAACAATTAGAAGCTTGGAAACAAAATAATCTTGAAAAAATTAAGGAAACAACAATTAAGGAGTATGAAGAATCTAAGAAAAATAAAACTCCTGAACAAATTAAATTAGAAGAATTACAGGCTGAATTTGAAGCTGAAAAGGCATTACGTGTGACTAGTGATAATAAGGCTTTTGTTGCAGAAAAAATTGCTGGCTTAGATTGGGATGGAGATTTGAAAGATTCTATTTCTCAATTTATGTTAAATAATCTTGTTAGTTCAGATACTGAATTTACTAAGAAGGCTGTAGAAGGTTTTACAGAGCTTTTGGAAGCAATAAATGATAAGCATGCAGAAGCTATTAAAAATGTAGAAATGACTAAAGCTTTTGGTAATAAATCGCAACAAACCAACATGGTAACTGGTAATCAAACAAAATCGTTTGAAAATCCAGAGGCAGCATTAGGACAAAAATTACAAGCATTTATCGATTAGGAGGAAACTACAAATGAAAAAAAGTTCATTAAATAATCTTGAGTATTTAGATATTTCACAGGAAGTTAATGTATTACAAGTTCCAAATACACTATTTTTAAGCTATTTGTTAGGCGCAGGCAAAGTTGAAGCTGCCAAGTCAACTGAGATTAAATGGCGAGAATACGGCATGAATAATGATGATTCATCTGCTCAATTAGAAGGCGGAGAATACGCAGATGCGGAATCTGATCGTACATGGTTTAACAACTATACTGAAATTTTCAGAAAATCAACTTCTGTATCTGGCACATTAGATGCTATTAATGTAGATGGTGTAGGAAATGAATTGAATAGCCAAGTAGCTCTTCGTGCTACAGAAATGAAAATTGACTTAAATCGTAAATTGATTGTTGGTGTAAAGGCTGATGAATCTGGTTCTAAAGGTCGTCAGATGAACGGAATTTTAAATTTGATTAGCTCAACGAATAAAGTCGAAACAGCAGCTGTGGGGGCAGTAACAAGAAAAGATATTGATGCCTTATTTAAAACAATGTTCCAAAAAGGATACATGGGCGAAAAATTATGTTTAGTAGCACCTGATATGCAAGAATTAATGACTGATCAGTTGGATGAAAAATCAACAAAAATTGTGCAATTTGGCGATAAACTTACTTTTGGATTGCAACTTGGAAATATTGTCTCAAATTACGGCTCAGGAATTGCGTTAATTGAACCTAATTTACCTAATGGAACAATCGCAGCTATTGATACTAATTATGTAAAATTACGTCCACTACGTGAATGGCGTGCGGAAGAATTAGCAAAAACAACAGATTCAAGACGGATTGGATTAGTTGGTGAGTATTCAATTGAATACAAAGCTTCTAATTCTGGAGCAATCTTGAACTTGAAAGCCTAAAATATAATAACGAAGGAGGAAATTAAAAATGGCAACAGCAAAAAAAGAAGTAACCTATCGTGTGCTTGACAAGAAAAACTTTGTGGGCTTTATGCATCCTAAAACAAAAAAATTTATCACAGCAAACGAAAATAATGAATTTGTAGTTTCAGAAGATGACAAAGAAGCTATTGAGATATTAGAACGTGCTGCAGATACTTTTAAAGTTTAGGTAATGATGCTTTATGGTTGATGAAAAAAAAGAAGAAATCGTTGAGAAAATTCAATTGATGCTACCTAACGCTTCTGAAGATAGGATTTTGTCTGTTTTAAACCTTGTTATCTTTGAAATCAATTCTTACAATACTTGCAAAATTGATATTGCTTGGGACGAGTTTGAACAACTTATAATTGAGGTTATCTACAAAGCTTTAAAAAACGAAATAGATAAGTCTGTAGCTAGTGTAAAACGTGGTGATACATCAATTAGTTATGTAGTTGAATCAAAAGACATACAATCACTCATGAAGAACTATAGCAGTGCTATTAAACGTATTTTAGGCTGTGATAGCGGGGTGTTTTTCTATTGAATGAAGCAGAAATTTTAGCAGCTACTTATTTTGATACCTGTGTTATTGAGAGAATGAGCGATATTGAAAATACGGAAAGTGGGATTACTGAACAAGTTTATTTTCCAATTCATGTTGGCAAGTTACCCTGTGCTTTCTCTCAAGGAAGTATGGGGAACTTACCTGTAATAGAAAACAAAGAAGCGTTTAATATCTCTTATGAAGAACAAAAACTTTTTTTAGAACCTAATATAAAAGTTAAAAAAGGAGATAGAATAACTATTACTCAAGGTACAGGTCAAAAACATGTGTTATTTTCAAAAAAACCTTTTTATTATCCAAGCCATATAGAAGTAGTGCTATCAGGAAGTTCAATTGATGAGTAAAAGCGATCTTAGAATGAAATCAAATGCTGATAAAGTTATTGCAAATTTAAAGAAAATGACACCCATTGCTGAAAAAGAAGGTGCTGCAATGGTGAATGATTCGTTAGCTAAAATTTATCAGTTAATTGTACCTATGACACCAATTAAATCGGGTGATTTAAGACGAGGCTATCGAATCATTAAAGCTAGAAAGTTGTCTAGTGGTCGTATCGTGGGAGCATTGATTAATAATGAAAAATACTTTAGATATGTAAACGATGGCCACCGAACAAAAAATGGCGGATTTGTTAAAGGCAGATTTATGTTGCAAAAATCTAATAAATTAGCTAATGCAACATATATTCCGAAACGATTTAAACAAATGGCGATTATCATTGTTAAGAAAGGATAGATATGTACGATAAAATTTTAAAAATGCTTACTGACACAATAAAACAGTTCTCGAATGCGCCTATCTATCTTGATGATGTAATGCAATCGTCAGAACCGTTTTATTTTGTGTTAAGTCTTGAAGAGAGTCTGACTGATAATGTAGGTCAAAACGTTCAAAATAAAGCATACAATGTTGATATTGCACTGGTTGATAGTAAGAAAGATAAACAATTAGTAACAAGCCTAACAGAAAGCTGTGGGGCTTTTTTTAATGTGTTGAATTTGGACGGAAATGAATTGTTTCCAGAAGATTATCAAACGTTTAAAACAGACGGAATTCAACATATCAATTTTAATGTTGCGTTCCCACAATTAATTGAATGGAGTGAAAAATAGATGGCAAAAATGAAAAATGTAAGTGTCATTTCTGTAGAGAAGCCAACGTGGTTCCCACTAAAAGACGAAACGGGCGCTTTTCCAGTTTACGGAACGCCAATTACAATCGGTACTGCTGTCAGTATCAAACCAGATGTTACAACAGAAACAACGCCTGACTATGGCGATAGTGTAGTTCAAGATCAGTATGTTGCATTTGGTGGTGCAGAAGTTACTTTAGAAACAAACGGCTACCAAAATGAAGTTTTAGCTGAAATTACAGGGGGAAAAAAATTAAAGGGTGGCGTATTGCGGTCTGCGGATGATATTGCATCAGATGGAGCATTTGCTTACCGTCGCCGAAAATCGAACGGTAAATATCGCTATACGATTTTCTATAAAGGAAAATTTGCTTTAACATCTGATGAAACATCTACATTAGAAGGAAGTTCAGTATCTTATACTCATCCAGAATGGACGGGGTCTTTCGTTGATGTTCCAGGGTTGGGTTATATGTATTCCGTGGATGAAGACGATGAAGGTGTCGACTTAGAGATGATTAAAAACTGGTTTACTGAGGTAATGGATCCACGTAAAGAAAATACTACTGCTGTTACTGGTGTAACTTTAGACCAAACAGAGTTAAATTTAAAAGTTGGCCAAACAGCAACCTTAACACCGACAATTACACCAGATAACGCCTCAAATAAAAAATATCAGTTCCGTTCAGAAAGTGAGGCTATTGGAACTGTAACACCAATTCAAGGGAAGGTTACTGCTGTAGGAGAAGGGACAACGGAAATCGTAGTCACAACAGAAGATGGTAACTTTACCGCAAAATGTACATTAAATGTAACAACAGCAGATTAAAAATAACAGTTTAGGACGACCTTGTCGTCCTATTTTATATGGAGGAATTAAAATGGCAAGTAAATTTCAACAAAAAATTAAATTAATGATTAAAGATGGAAGCAAATATACTACAAAACAATTCACGTCGGCAGAATTTTTACCAGGTTCAGTCATGGATACAGGTACGGATTTACAAATCAGGTTAGAAGAAGCAACAAAAACAAATGATATGGAAGCAATTCGTCCTATTTTAAGAGAATGCTATGACTTTATTGCTGACGTTATTTTTGAAAAACAGTTTACTGGACAAGAATATATTGACGGTATGGATGCTCGTGAATTATTGAAAATTACAGCTCAATTGTTAGGTTCTGTTACTTCTGGTTATGATGCAATTTATTCTGAACAGAAAAAAAAGTAACGGAACTTTTATATCATCCTCATTTTAAGTACACGCCACAATATCGAGAAGCAGAACTAAAAAGTTCGCTTCTTGAGAATGGGTGGACTTTAAATGAGATCGAAAACACAGATTTAAACGAGCTTTTGAAAATTTATGCATTTAAAGATGCTGTAGACGAATTTGAAAATATCAAATATCTTGATGAAAATACTATGTTCTAAGAGGGAGGGGGTACTTTTTGAACAATGAAGACTTAGTCTTAAAAATGATACTGGATGAATCTGGCTTTTCACAAGGATTAAATTCAGCAGTAAAAAAGTTACAAGGCTTTGATGTTGAAGTTGATAGAACAGGACAAAAAGGCGGCCGATCTCTTGGGAGCATATGGACGTCTTTTGTTGGTAACTTTTTAGCTAGCGGAGCAACTAAAATTATCTCTAAAGGTATTGGATTGATTACCAGCAACATCGACGGGGCCATTAATCGTGTAGATACGTTAAATAACGCAAATCGTGTGTTTGAAAATATGGGCTTTTCAGCTGGTGAAACATCTAAAACAATGGATAGCTTAAAGAAAAGTATCCAAGGGCTGCCTACGCCGTTAGATAGCGCTATTAAAGGTGTTCAATTAATCGCTTCATCAACAAATGATTTAGGTAAATCAGAACAGATTTTCGCAGCTTTAAATAACGGTATCCTCGGTTTTGGTGGTTCTGCTGAAATGGTAGAAAATGCTATTATCCAGCTGTCCCAATCGTTCTCAAATGGTAAAGTAGATGCTGAAACTTGGAATTCAATGATTAATAGTGGTTTAGGACCAGCATTAAACGCTTTAGCAAAACAGATGGGATTAACAGCTGGACAGATGAAAGCAGGGCTTTCTGATGGCTCAATTTCAGTTGAAGAATTTCAAGATGCTTTAATCAAATTAAATAAAGAAGGCGGTGGCGGTCTTAAATCATTAGAACAGATTGCTAAAGATTCTACCGCTGGTATTAAAACAGGTTTAGCTAACATGAAGACTGCAATCGTTCGTGGTGTGGCTAACGTTGTAACTAAAATTGACGAAGGCTTAAAAAGTGCAGGTTTTGGAAGTATTAGTGAAATCATTGCTGACAAAGGGGCAAAAATGGAAGCAGCTTTATCTAAATTTGCCGAGATGATTCCGCCAATGATTAAAACAGCCAAAACATTGTATGATACGTTAAAACCTTATGCTCCATTGCTTGCAGGTTTAGCTGGCAGTATTGGAACGTTGATGCTTGCTAAAAAAGTAAGTGCAGCATTCACGGCTTGGCAAAAAGCAACAGAAGGATTATCAATTGCGCAAGCGATACTTAATTCAACTATGTTGGCGAATCCATTTGTCGCTATTTTAGCTGCAGTTGTAGGTTTAGTTACAGGATTTATTTATCTTTGGAAGACTAACGAAGGGTTTAGGGATGCTGTTAAAAATATTTGGAAAAATATACAAGAATTTATTTCTAGTGCTGCAGAAACAGTTGTGAAAGCTTGGGATTCCACAATGAAATTTTTCAGTAACATGTGGGATGGCACAAAAGAGGCTTTTTCGAATGCTGGCACATGGATGAAAGAAGTACCTGGAAATGCAGCCGACTGGGTTAAAAATAAGTGGAACGGTACCAAGGAATTTTTCAGTGGACTTTGGAATTCAACAAAAGAAGGCTCAAAAAATACATGGGAAAATATTAAACAAAGTGCTGCTGACAGTGCTAAAAGTGTTGGAGAAAGTTTTAAAAATGGCTTTGATAATGTGAAAGATTGGTTTAAGGGTGTTGGAAAATCAATATCAGATGTTTTCACAACAGCATTTGATTTTGTCTGGAAATATATTGGTCCATATGTAACAGGAATCAAAAATGCGTTTAAAATGGTTGTTAACGCTATGAAAGCGAACATTGAAAATGTCAAAATGATCGCTGAAAATGTCGTCACCATTCTAAAAAATGTTCTATTAGCTCCAATTCTTTTCATTACATCAATGATCACAGGTGGATGGGAAGAGGCAAAAGAAAACATGATTGCCGTTTGGGATAATATTGCTGAAGCTGCTCAGACTATTTGGTTCGGGATTAAAAATATCTTTTATAACACTGTTACAGCTATTTCCTATTCAGTCACTTCTATTTTTAATGGATTGATGTTGACAATTAAAAAGATTTGGATTGATGTGAAGTTATTTTTCACCTTACTCTGGATTGACATTAAATATGGAGCGATCAACGTTTGGATTGAAATTAAATATTCTATCATCGAAACGTGGATAAATATTAAATTTGAAGCAATTAGAATATGGGAAAGTTTGAAAACTTGGTTCTTTGAAACAGTAGAAAACATTAAAAATTGTGTAATTGATGGTTGGAATAACTTAAAACAAGGCACAGTTGATACATTTAACGCAACTGTTCAATGGTCAAAAGATACCTGGAATAATTTTAAACAGTGGATTGTTGATCTTGTGACAGGTATAAAAGACGGCATCATTAACGGTTGGGAAAACTTAAAACAGGGAACAATTAATATTTTCAACAATTTGGTACAAGGTGCTAAAAATGCGTGGAATAATCTTAAAAGAAGCGTTAGTGATACAGTTGAAAATGTGAAGCAAACCTTTAATGATATGCGCCATATCGATTTATTTGAAATTGGTAAAAATATTATCCAAGGATTAGTTAACGGTATTGGTTCAATGATTGGTGCTGTGAATAAAAAAATTAAAGAAGTTGCTGGTAATATTAAAGAAAAAATCAAAGGTGCTTTAGGCATTCATTCACCTTCAAGATGGATGCGGGATATGATTGGTAAAAATATTGTATTAGGTGTTGTAGCTGGTATTGACCAAGAAAAAGGAACGCTTGAAAAATCAGTGAAAAAAATGACCGATTTACCAACAGAGTTACCAAATTTTTCTACTACTGGCAGATATATCAACCAACAAGGAGCTCAAACAGAAAGCTTAGCTAAAAATAAAGGTAATGCTACGACTAATATTGGCGGTGATACTTTCAATATCAATATACAAGCTATGGGAAAATTAAATGAAAAACAATTAATGGATATGGCTAAAGACCTCGTTAAGTATATTCAAATTGTTAAAAATAGAGATAGTGATGCAACGGGGGGTGCTTTTGGTGGAATTTAAAAGAGGACAGTTTTTTCTTAATGGAAAACATAGTTCTGAATTCAATGTATTTATGAGAGAAAGACCTGAACGACTTTCTGCAGGACGTGTGGTAGAGCTTAGGGAGCGAATGGGTAATGATTCAATAGCCGTTGATTTTGCATATTATAAAAATGTAGAACGTACCATTACATGCTATGCGAAAGCAAATACTTTACAAGAAGTTTCTTTTTTAGAAGATGAAATTTCCTTTTGGCTCGATATGGGAAACTATTCTGATTTTATTGTCTATTTTGATGAGCATTATATTTATCAGGCGATTGTAACGAGTCCACCAAAATTTACAGGAACAAGAAAAAGCGGGTTTTTAATTCCTTTTGAATTTACTGTAAGTATCCGACCTTTTAAGAAAAATCGTATTGGCCAATATTGGATAAGTAATCCTAATCAGTTAATCAATACAGAAAAATATCCTTCAGAACCCATTATTCAGATTTTGGGGTCTGGGGATATTTCTTTTTTTATCAATAATCAATCATATTCATTAAAAGCAATTAACGGTGACATCATTATAGATTCAGAAAAACAAGAAGCTTATAGAAAATCAGGCGGAGCATTTGAAATCTTGGATCATAAAACACTTTTTAAAGATTATCCGATTTTAAAATGTGGAGAGAATAATTTTCGCTGGACTGGTAAAGTAACAGAGTTTAAGGTTCAGCCGAATTGGAGGCGAAAGGTTTGATTCCAGTTATTTTTAAACCTGGAGAAAAAGATTTTTCAACAAATGGATTAGGACGTCTTGTTGATGCGACACGTTGCGAAATCACTGAAGAAGCAAACGGAAAATATGAACTAGAAATGGACTATCCAGCGATTAGCAGATTTAGTGATTATTTCGAAAATGGCTATCAAATTAAAGCAAAGCCAAATGACTTAGAAGAATACCACATTTTTGAGATCAAACAAACGTTTAAAGATACTTTTACTAATAGCATTGTTATTTATGCCCAATCTCGTACTTATAAGCTAGGAAACAGACAAGTGAGGCTAGTAACAGTTGATAATCGTAATGGTGCAGAAGCAATGAAATTAATCGAACAGAACATGGACGAACCTTGTGATATCAAACTATATTCTGATATAAATACAGCTTCTAGCACTACATTTGAAGCTAGAAATGTATTGAATTGTATTGCAGGGGAACAAGGTTCTCTACTTCAATACTGGGGCGGAGAAATAAAACGAGAGCCTTTTAAATTATCTTTGCTAAGGCGTAGAGGACGAGATAACGTTGGAACTGTTCGTTATGGTAAAGATTTAAAAGGATTAACCATTAAATTTGATTGGCAATCAATTGTTACTAAAGTTTTGCCATTTGCAGAGCTTCAAAGTGGAGCAGACGGAACTTCTCAACGGATTTATGGAAATGCAGTTAAAAGCGAATATATCAGTAAGTATCCTGATGTTTACGCTCAATACATTCAGTTTACTGAAGATCAAGGAGTAAAAGATATAGCTAGCTTAAATAAAGTGGCAAGTAAATACTTCACTACATTATATCCAGGAAGTGATAAGCCTAAAGTTTCTATTGAATTAGAAATTGAGAAACTTACAGGTTCAGAAGAAGCAAAAGAATTTGCTAAGATGCGTAACTATAATTTATTCGATACATTCACTGTATACCACAAGCTTTATGATATTGACATTCAAACGAAAGTTACAGGAATTGTCTATGATGCTTTAGCAGAAAAAACAATAAAAATCACTGCGGGAGATATCCAAGTTGCTTTTTATAAACAGCAAAGCCAAGACTTTCAAGAAGCTATAAAAACATTGACAAAAAAAGAGTATATGAGTGATTTTGTAGATTATATTACTAATTTGATTAACGGTGTTGAAGGTGGAAGTATACTTCAATATCCTAAAAATCGACCTAATACCCATTATTACTTAGATACGGAATCCACGGATACTGCAAAAGATGTGATTGCAATTAATAACAAAGGAATTGGATTCTCAAGAACTGGTTGGAAAGGTCCATTTAAAAATGCGTGGGGAATTAATGGAGTATTGAATGCGGACTTTATAGGAGCTGGCAAAATAAAATCTAATATTTTTGAAACATCATTTAATAGCTGTGGAGATATTTTACGTATGGTAAACGGTACTTTACAAGCTTGGAATAATAAGAAAAAAATCATGGAATTAACTAAAAAAGGGATGGAGTTTTGGAATGGTAATAGTCACGTTGGCACGATGGGAACAAAGGGAAATCCTTTTCCAGGGTTAGCAGATAAAAATGGAAATCCTGTAGTTTCTGATGGGAATTCATTACTATTAGTCGCAGATAATCCCCAAAAAATTATTGGTTTGTCTAACCAATCAGGCACAGGACATTTAATTACTGGTCCTACACAGTTTTTTGTTGGAAATAATTTTAACTTTTTTGGTCCAAATGGAAGTAAAGCAATTCTGACAGTTGATCGATTGATTGTGGGCGGCAAAGAAGTTATACCTGGTCAAAATGGTGGTGGCGGTTCTGGAGCTGGAACAGGTGGTTATCCATCAGAAGTTACAAGCGATGCAGATAAATTTGCTTGGGACTTATGGAGTTACCTATTAGCTAACGGATACAGCAAAGCAGCTGCTGCAGGTATCCTTGGAAATGTACAAGGAGAAGTTGGTCCAAGTATGAACCCAGATACCGAACAAATAGGCGGTCCAGCTTACGGATGGGTTCAATGGGACGGTTCAGCATATCCATTGGTAGGCGCACCAACTTGGAATGGCCGAGAATATGTACAACGCTTAATCGCAGCTGCAGGTATCAAACAAGACTATAGGACGTCATTAGCCCAAGCTCAATTAATTAATTGGTGTATGTTCAATGGGCAATGGTTAGGACAAGTAAGTCCATTAACAGTTGATGAATTTAAAGTTGTCAGCTCGCCTAAAACAGCTGCTTATGCGTTTGAATTAAACTTTGAACGTCCAGCTGCAGCACATCCAGAAAGACAAACCTATGCACAAGTATGGTATGACAAATTCAAAGATTTGAAAGCTTCTACTGCAACAGGAAAAGCTGGCATAGAACATTTGGAGACCTTAATGGGCAAATGGCTTGGTAATGGGCAATGTTATGCCGTTCCAGCCGAATATTCTGGTTTTATGGGCGGCTGTGGTTTAGGTGCAGGAACAATTTATGGCTTTTCACATGTAATTGGTGATACATCATCTGCTGCAGATATTGGTGAAGCATATGATTGGAATGCGGTAGGTTGGCGAGTAATCCAAAATCCAACGTATCAAGATTTAGTGGTAGGAGCAATCGTCAATATTAGACGAGGTGGCCAATGGGGAACAGGTTGGACAGTAGACCCAACATATGGTCACACGGGCGTGATTTACGGCTTAAATAACGGACGTATCCAAACCATAGAACAGAACGCCGAGCAAGGGCAAATTGTCGCAAAATATGACCGATTATATTTTGCTAATTCTATTCAATCGATTGTTATTCCACCAAAATAACGAAAGGAGGATTTTTCAATGGTTAAATGGCAAGCAACGCTAAGTACAACTGAACCTTACAATTACATTGGGATTCAGAATGTACGACAAGGAAATCGAAACACAGAAGTCTTAGAAGCCATACTAGTTGAAAATGCTTGGCCACTTGATTTAACAGGTTGCGAAGTTTTTTTTGAATCGGTTATTGATAATAAATATCCGATTCAACGTTCAGCAAAAATTGTGAATGCCAAAAAAGGGATTATTCAGTATACCTTTGATGAATATTCTATGCAGTCGTTACACAGACAAGAAGCATATTTCAGTATTCATAAAGGTGATAACCTGATTGGTGCAACGCAAAACTTTTCTTACTTTGTAGTGAATGCTGCTTCGAAAACAGAAGGTGAAATGGGTTCTTATTGGCAGTCCATTGAAGATTTAATCGCGGACATGAACGCTTTTATCAACGAAAATAAGGGTGATTTTACTGATTGGATGAATGCTAGAAAAGAAGAGTTCGAAGCGTGGCGAGATGCGCAAAAAACAGATTTCACTTCATGGTTCGAATCAATCAAAGATATTTTAAAAACGATTGATCCTGGCGGTACGATGTTAGCCGAGCTAATGGATGCACGTGTAGACATTCAAGGAGTGCGCCATAATTCAATTTCTGAACGTTTATTGGCAGATATGGAATATTTGTATCAGAAATTAGAGAAACGCTTATATACGTTAGAATATGGCGAAATAAGTGACTTGATTATTTTACAAGATGATGCTTTTTCACTGAATCATGAAACAGAAATTGTTGGAACAGTTGATTATCCTGCGATCGATGGGGCATTGGTTATCGCAACAGTTGATGATACAAAACAGAACGCTTATGTGTTTGAAAAAGTGGGTGAAATAAGTGGTTAAAGCAAAACGAATGATGGAAACCGATGAAAATGGCGTGGAACGTCAGTTTTATCCTATTACACATGCATCCGCTGTTCGAGGATTAGAAAAAATTATTGCGGGTCAATCAAAAGTATTATCTGTTAATGGATATACTGGGGCAGTAATTATCACTAAAGCAGATCTAGGCTTAGAAAATGCACTGACAGAACTTCCTTATGCGACAGAAGAAACAGACGGTATTATCACTGCTGAAATGTTTCAACGGTTGTCAAATGGCGAGGGAGGCGTGTACATTCTTCCAATCGCTACCGCAGATGAACTGGGCGGAATAAAGGTTGGCCAACTGTTAGAAATTACAGAAGACGGAACGTTGTCTGCGGTAAAGCAAACAGATCAAAATTTCACCACTGAACTAAAATCGAAACTGGAAGAGTTGAAAGGTTATACTGCTGGAGCGAATATTTCTATTTCAGAAGATGGTGTTATTTCAGCAACTGGTGGTGGCGATGGCGGCGGAGTGAATCAACAATATGTTGACCAAAAAGTTCAAGAAGCCATTGACAGAATACCTGATATTACGTTTGAGAGAGTAGGGGAAGTTGAATGACAGATATTGTTAAAGTAAAACAAGGAGGAACACAGGTATTTCCTCAAACACATTGGAATGCTGTGGAAGGGAAACCAGAAGTATTGAAAGGTGAAAAGGGAGACCCAGGTCCACAAGGTCCAAAAGGAGATAAAGGAGACGTTGGTCCGCAAGGTCCAGCAGGGCAAAATGCAACAACGACAGACGTTGCAACCTCAATAAAAAATGGCTTGATGTCTAAAGAAGATAAAACAAAGCTAGATGGATTGCCAGCAATTACGTTTGAAAAGGTAGGGGAAGTGTAATGACAACAGATATTGTTCAATTAAAAGAAAAAGGAAAACCAGTCTATCTTAAAACACATACTGCCGCAATTGATGGGCTTGAATCTTATATAAAAAAAATAGATGCGGACAAAGCATATCAAAAAATTACCAAAAAAGAACCGTTGTGGACAGGTGCATGGTATGGCGGAGCTGCAGGAAATGGGCAAGTACCTTCTAAGTCTCTTTCACAGTGTGAGAATGGTTGGATTTTACAATGGCAAGAATATACCAAAGAAGGAGCTTTGAACGGTGCGTGTTATCACTTTTTCTTAGTGCCTAAACAGCATGCGCAGAATCCAGGTTCTGGGGGAGTTATTTTCCTTTTACATGGATACTATACTAATTTAGTACGGAAATATTTATATATTAAGGATACTAAAATTACTGGAAACGACTTAAATGCCTCTTCTAGTGATACGGCTGGTTCAGGCAGTAAAATGTTTGCGTTAAGTGCGATTTATGAATACTAGGAGGAAAGAGAACATGAAAATTTGGATTGATGATATTCAAGGTTATTTAGACGGATATTCCACAATGGAACAACCGAATAAAATTGAACTTGAAGTAGAAAAAGAGCCAACAGATTTTTTTAATTATCGCTGGGACGGAACAAGCTTAATATACGATCCTGATAATGTGCCAGAACCAGAGCCAACGCCACCTACGGAATTGGAACTTTTACAAAAGCAAAATGCGGAATTAATGAAGCAAGTTTCTCAGCAGAATCAAGTTATTCAACAAACACAAAGAATGACTGGCGAATTGATGAAACAAGTCGCTGAACTTACGAAAGGAGCGGAATAAGATGAAAACGAATGCTTTTCCAGGTTTCGATAATATTAAACAGTTGTATGATTGGAATTGTTATACAAAACAAGATTTAGTAGATTACGTGAATATGAATTGCTTAACAAAAGAAGAATATACAAAAATTTGTGGAGAACCGTTTAGCGAAAGCTAAGCGGTTTTTCTTGTAAGTAGAAAGTAGGTGCAGGATGAACTTAACAGTAGAACAATGGTTAGCAGTGATTACATTCTTAGGGGGAATTATTTTCGCATTAATGAAATTTTATCATGTCTTTTCTCAATTAGAAGATAGCATGAAAGAACTAAAGGAAGCTGTTGAACGTTTAAATAACCATGAAATACGCATTAGCCGATTGGAAGAGCAAAATAAAACCCTCTTTAGAGGGATTGGAGGAAATAAAAATGATTAATTGGAAATCAAGAATAAAGAACAAACAATTTTGGCTTTCGATTATTCCAGCAGTTCTATTATTAATTCAAGTAGTAGCAGTTCCTTTTGGATATAAATTTCAAATTGAAATGATTAATAAGCAACTGTTAGATGTTGTTAATGCATTATTTGTTGTGCTAACTATTCTAGGTATTGTGACAGATCCCACAACACCTGGATTATCAGATAGGAAAGGAGATAAATAAATGAAAAAGAAACTATTGGCAACGTTACTGGTAGTCTTATTTTTTGTATCACCAATTAGCACATTTGCTGCAAAAGGAGACCAAGGCGTTGATTTGTCTATTTGGAATGGGTATCAAGCAACATTTGGTTATGCACATGATAAATTCTCAATTTCACAAATTGGTGGGCAAAACAACTATGGGATTTATGATCAAGTTACTTATTCTAGTCAAGTAGCTAGTACGATTGCTCAAGGTAAACGAGCGCATACGTATGTATGGTGGCAAAACGTCCTTACCTACGAAAATGCAAAGCAAGTATTAGATTACTTTTTACCTAAAGTTCAAACACCAAAGGGATCAATTGTCGCCTTAGATGCGGAAGACGGCGTTCAATCGACGGATGTAACGCTATGGGCGTTAGACTATATCAAAGAGGCTGGATATACACCGATGCTTTACGGATACAAAGGGTATCTTACTTCATCTTATGATTTATCACGAATTGCAAAGAAGTATCAATTATGGATGGCAGAATATCCAGATTATGAAGTGACACCTTATCCAAATTACAATTATTTTCCTTCATTTGAAAATATCGGTATTTTTCAGTTCACGTCAACCTACGTTGCAGGAGGGCTAGATGGTAACGTTGATTTAACAGGTATTACTGATAATGGTTATACAAAGAATAACCAACCAGCAACAAACACACCAGCTATTGAGGAAGGTAAAGAAGTAGAAAATACGCCAAGTTCCGATGTTAAAGTGGGCGACACTGTTAAAGTGAAATTTAGTGTTGATGCTTGGGCAACTGGCGAAGCTATTCCGCAATGGGTAAAAGGAAACAGCTATAAAGTACAAGAAGTAACTGAGAGCAGAGTATTGCTTGAAGGTATCTTGTCATGGATCAGCAAAGGCAATATTGAATTATTGCCAGATGCGGCAACTGTTCCTGATAAACAACCAGAAGCGACTCATGTGGTACAATACGGCGAAACATTATCAAGCATTGCTTATCAATACGGAACAAACTATCAAAGATTGGCTGCATTAAATGGATTGACAAATCCAAATCTTATTTACCCTGGCCAAATTTTGAAAGTAAATGGATCAGTAGTAAGCAACATTTACACAGTTCAATACGGTGATAATTTATCAAGTATTGCAGCTAAGCTTGGTACGACTTATCAAACCTTAGCTGCATTAAACGGATTAGCAAATCCTAACTTGATTTATTCTGGTCAAACATTGAGCTATTGATTTTTTGCAAAATCGGTTGAAATTTAGAGGTACCTCATTTACAATAGAGTTACCTTTTCATATTATGACTCTTTTCGATTTAGAAAAGAGGTGCTCCTATCTTATGCCAAGTCCTTAGGTAGGAGCATTTTAATTTTACTCATACGTAGCTTAGTTTAAAGCTATTGTATTACATAAGAAAACACCTACCACAGATGCACGTACTTCCCCAAGCAGTTGTCTGTGCGGTAGGTGTTTTTTTAGATTTTACTTGTTAATCATAACCGATTTTCTTTTTTTATAACAAGGTTAAGCTTGAATTTATGAAAAGGATAATGTGTACGGAATTTATCCTAATAAAAAATAGAATTAGCCTATTTCTAAGCTACTATTACTTGAGAACAGTTTCCTTTTAAATAAGTGGAAAATTGTAGTACAGCTACTTTAGCGATATTCCTTAATATCCCAGTTCTAATTTAAAGCCAAACACAATTTTGTTAATAAGTTGTGAATAATTTTATTGGTTGAATTAACAAAACTAATTTGCTAGAATAATAAAGCAATTACTTGTAGTAAAAGACTACAGGCCCCTTGTATCATAATTGTGCAAGGGGGTTTTTGTATCGTATATTTATATTTCATGTCTAGAGTAGATGGATTATAACCTTTTTATAGTATTGGTCCATCATGTTTTAATACACTCATTTGCTTTATAGGAAATAGTATGGTATTATAAATAAGTAATCAATTTTGACATGTAACGAGAGCGCTATACATAAGACTATAATTCTCCTTTTGCTTATCAAACATTTTTTGCAACAAATCGCATACAGGGTATGCACAAGGAGGAAACATATATGAACAACGGTACAGTAAAGTGGTTTAACTCAGACAAAGGTTTTGGATTTATTACAGGTGAAGATGGCAATGACGTATTTGCTCATTTTTCAGCAATTCAAGCGGATGGTTTTAAGTCATTAGAAGAAGGACAAGCAGTAACTTTTGATATTGAAGAAGGACAGCGCGGTATGCAAGCTGTTAATATTTTTAAAGCATAATAAAGGTTTTGGTAAAACGTTCCAATTTAATTGGAACGTTTTTTTTATAAGATTAAATTGATAGGCTCTGAATGTTGAAAGCGAAAGGAGATCATCATATGGGATTTGGAAAATGGAAAGAAATTATACCATCAGATAAAAGTAAACAGTTTGAAGAAGGACAGAAAGTATCATTTATTTACAGAAAAGAAATTAGAAGTGGTATAATAGCTGTTTTATTAATTAATTCAGCAGTAATTAATATTATAGACAGTTCTAAGCCAAAAAACAAAAAAGAAAAAACAGTAATTAGTTATGAGAAACTATTATCGATGTATCAATAAAAAGACCCTAGTTTAGATTAGGGTCTTTGTGTTAAACTTAAGACAAGGATTTATGGCATACTCTTTTTTCTAAACATATTCTTTACTTGTTAAAGGATCTGTTATTTTTATTTAAAAATTGTTAGCTAGTTAGAGCAAATGGTTCGTAATCATTCGGTTGATTGTTCGAATTTATCATAGTAGTTAAAACGAAATTATCTTGTGTATATAGAAAACACCTACTGAAGACGCACAATACTTCCCCAAGTTGTGTATGTTTAGTAGGTGTTTATTTATAATTGTATATTTGAATTATAAATAAAATACAATTGTTTTGTAAAATGAAAACTTGAAATTTAAAAAAGAAAGCGGTAAAATATCTTTACCAAACAATTTTATTTTTCATTTTATTACTACCTCTTGTCGCCTTACCCCAATGAGGCGGCTTTTTTTACATAAAAATATTGAACTCAAAAAATAGATATTGTAAAATATCTATACATATTTAAACTCTTATTTTTTCACGCAGACCGCCTTTTCTCAATAAGGTGGTCGTTTTTTTGTTGAAAATTGAAAATCAGTAAAGTAAAATTGTTATATATTAAGCTATAACTAGTAAGAACTATTTTATCCCCTATTACTTGGACCATTAGCTCAGCTGGTTAGAGCAAACGGCTCATGACTATTCGGTCGATGGTTCGAATTCATCATGGTCGATAATAGAATTAGACAGGTAGTGAATTATTTTGAAAAGAACAGGAATTCTCTTAGTGAATTTAGGAACACCAAAAGATTCTTCCAAGACGGAAGTAAGGAAGTATTTAAAAACTTTTTTATCAGATAGAAGAGTAATAAAAATACATCCTATAATTTGGAAACCGATTTTGAACGGTATTATCTTGAATATACGTCCAAAAAAATCAGCAAAACTCTATCAAAAAATTTGTACTGAAAATGGATTTCCTCTTTTGGAATATACTGAGAAACAAATGGAAAATTTGAAAAATATATGTCCAGAAGTGGAAGTTACAATCGGAATGTCATATAGTGAACCGAGTATAGAAACTGCTCTAGATACATTATTATCAAAAGAGATTGAAGAACTCAATGTCATACCAATGTATCCGCAATACTCTGGGACAACGGTAGGATCGGTGTTTGATTCCGTTATGAATTATTTTATAAAAAGTGATAGGATAGTGGATATTAAATTTATTCGATCATTTTACAATAATCCACAGTATATAGATTACTTTTCAAAAAAAATAAATGAAGCTTTGAATGAAAGTCCAATAGATGCTATCGTTTTTTCATACCACGGAATTCCTATGTCTTATGTAAAAGATGGGGATAACTACCCGAAGGAATGTACTAAAACAACAAAATTAATAATGGATAAATTAGGAGATATTCGTTATTATCAAACCTATCAATCGAAATTTGGGCCATCTGAATGGTTAAAACCAGCAACTGATGATACCTTGAAAAAATTACCATCAAAAGGTATTAAAAATATATTAATTGTTGCACCAGGTTTTGTTGTAGACTGTCTAGAAACAATAGAAGAATTGGAACACGAAAACAGAAACTATTTTTTAGAAAATGGCGGGGAAGTCTACAAATATGTTCATCCATTTAATGGAGATATTGAATTTGCAAAATTAGTAAAGGACATTATTTCTTTGTAG